TCAACTCATCTGGCAATTTTGAGTGCCAAGTTTCTACTGGTGGATCTACTGGTGGATCTACTGGTGGATCTACTGGTGGATCAACGGGTGGTGAGGGGGGAGCTGGCATCCTAATCCTCCTTCGCCAGATCAACAATATCCTCTGGCTTTAGTTTTAATATGGTTAATATTCGTAACACTACGTTACGTTCTCCTGCCATTCTTGCAAGTTCAATAGGATCTGAATCAAACCCCACATCAAACACATGATGCGCCGCACACATATCTTTAAGCACTTCTCTCGAGTGTAAGCCTTCAACACTAAATACTTCTTGATATGCTCTATATCTTTTTTTATTAAATAAATCTTGTATTTTATCTGTGATTGCCACTGGTGGCAGTCTCCTTTATATTCGAGTTAAATATATGTATTACATTTGTATTCTTTAATCTTACAATCAACACTCCTTTTTTAATCTCAAGATCAGTATGATCTTCAGAGGAATCATAAGGTATATATTTAAGTCCTTTTCGTCTTTTTATCATTGTAATGTCCCAAAAGCTCCTTCTGGCATCATGCCAGCTTCTTTTGCTGTGGATGCTGCTCGTGCCATAGCATCTACACCCTGTCCAGAAGCTCTAAGATTTTCAGCTTCTTCTTTTTTCTTCTGTACTTCTGCCCTTGCTCGTCTTATCTTCTCAACAACATTCTTACTATTAAGAAATTTAGCACTAACACTAAACATATCAAATACACCACGACCCATTTCCTCAACATTAAATATATCCATTATCTCAGGATTCATTTTAATCAAAGGTTCAAGAACATTAAAAGCTCTCATAAGACCGTTGGCTTCTACTTGTTCCTGCGCTCTTGCGATAGGTGATGTATATACAATTTTAACGGGTTGCTGTACTAATATTTCTGGCATAGGTGGAAATTTACCAGCTCTCTCAAGCAGTCCATAAACTCGTCTTATAAGTGGCCCAAGAAATTCTGTTTGGATACGACCTAACAACGGCCCCATTAATCGTAGCTTTTCTTCAGTTCGTTGCATAACTTCGGTGGCAGTCATTTGTGGGCCAGTATGTAATTGTAATTGATCTACATAGAAGGCTTCACGAATACGTTTATGTAACGACTCTATATATTCTAACCCTATACCTGGATTTCCGGTAGGTAGAATATCTATATCTGTTTTCATATTAACTCTGCCTTTACGATAGAAATTAAGTCCACCTGGAGTTGTTCGTAAAGGTCTTAGGAATCCCGCATCAGGAAGCATTAAAGCTGGATCAACAGTTTTTTGAGCTGCACGAATTGTGACTTGTGCTACTTTCTGACACATCTTATTATCAGGTAAAGCAGTTGCACCTGGCCCTCGACCATACGTCTCAAAAGATTCTTTATAAAATCTCGCCGCCATAAAAGGAAGCTCACTATATCCACCCTCACGCATAATATGCTTTTCTTTCTTTTCGATATAAATGGACGCATAAGGTTTTTCAATAGAATTAAAGGATAACATATTATAAGTTTCACGTGGTATTATAATATGAAAGCCTTCAATCTTTGTATCGAGTTTATTGTCATCAACAAACTTTTTAGTCGTAGGCGATAAGTTATCTTTTTTAAACTTCTTCACAAGCTGTTCGACTGTTCGATTATATTTTCTATACAAGGTATCAACAAAGCCGTATTGATTTTCTATGAAATAACATTCATATAGCGGAAGGGATAAGAAGGACAGAGAATCTTGTTCAAGTATCTCTTCTACAAACATACAGAGATTTCCAAACGCCCCATAAGACAGATATGATTCATGAGCAGCAGTAGAAAATCCAGCGGATGACTTATTGATTTCGTGATACATTATTTTAGACACCTCATCTAAATACATAGCCACTTCACGAATATCATTAAATCGAAGATCAACAGGCAAGAACTGCGCCCATTGATTTGCTGAAGAAGTAAGAAGGGAGAATAGACCAGAGGAAAGAAGTTGATTAGCGTGAATAGCTACAGAATCATATACTTTCTGCATACGCTTCTCACCTGGAGTAGGAGTATAAATAAAGTTAGCATGTTCAGGATAGGTTCTCTCTGCTATTTCCTGCCATAAGTTATCAAAATTAGCACGGTCAGTATAAAGACTTTCTACTCTACGACAATGCCATTCAACTTCAGTTGGTGTTAATTTAGGCATAGTATCTCCTGGCGTTCTTGTCGAACGCTTTAAGCGAAAGAACCATCTTTTTTCAATGGTGCATGAAGTAGTTGTTCGATCTCGATATTGATAAGTCTATGCTTCTGCATGAACTCATCAAGGACAAGTCCTTTTGGAGATTCTGCGAGTTTACGGGCTTCTTTAATCATTTTAGGAGTCAGACTGCCACTGGTGGCAATCTGCTTTTCCAATCTTGCAATTCTCTTTTTTGCAGATTCTTTTGGCAGAATAGGTCTTGATACCTTTTCTTCCTTTTTTGGAATCTCAGTTGCTCCTGCGAAATCAAAATCCTCAGTTTCTGGGGTATCATCTGTTGTACTCATCACGCACCTCCACATTTAAGATTGCCACTGGTGGCAATCTGGATTATAAACCTACTACTACTATACCACACTTTTAAGTGAATGTCAAGAACTATTTTTTCAGGCATCTAACCTAATTATAAGGTATTTCCATATAATCAAGAGGCAAACTTAATTTTAATTTTTTAATACAATACTCCCAATGCTTTGGGTGTAATATTTTCATTTTTTGGAATCTATTTGGTTCTTTCTCAAGATGAACCCCAAACATACAAAACATACATCCGGTTGTAGCCCAACCTTTATCATAAATTGAAGAATATGATATGTTAAATCCTTTTAAATAATTCCATATATCTTTTTTAGTCCAAAAATATAATGGATGCGACTGAGGGGGTTTGTGGCTAAGAAATTGCCCACAACCACCATTTCTAAGATATTGTTGTTGTCTTAACTGACTATCTGCATAAGTGTTTCCAATATAAGATGCACCTAAAGATTTTGTTGGTTGTTTTTTAAGATAGTTACAACATTTTTCACTTATTTTAAAAGGGGCATAAAGTAAAAAATGCCACTTATTAGGTAATTTACCAGATTTATAGCTATCATTAGCACCTAAAAGTCTTTTATTATACAATTTTTTAGATTTCGTAGTACGCATTTCCATTAATTTTTGAGCAACATCCTTACTCACAACAGGATATCCATAATGTTCGATAACTTCTTTAAATGTTTTCGTAGGTTTAACCCACGTAACGTTATCACATTTTCTTACGAATTTTAATATTTCAGGATATTCTAAACCTGTATTACAAAATATGGCTTTAATGTTTGGGTCAACTATTCTCGCAAGATTTAAGAGTACTGTTGAATCTTTCCCTCCTGAAAAACTTACATATACGTCCTTATCCCACGCTTCATACCATTTTGTAATTAAAATCAATGACAACTCAATTTTATCATAAAGAGGTAAATTTTGAAGACGTTTAATTTTTTCAGCAGGGGTTTCCATATTAACCTCTTTATCCTAAATAATCATCAAACTCATTCCATTGTCTGTTCCGTTCTTCCATTAACTCTAATTCTTTATATTCCTGTATAGCATGAAGTTGTGGTATAACCGAAGCGTCTCTACGCATACCCACGCCCCATGCAAGTTGTCTGAAAGCGTCTGCAAAATGTTTAGACCAATCCTTAACTGGAGACTCTCCAAAGGTTTCTTTCTTTTCATCCCATTCACGCCTATAGGATTTTAAAGCCTCTACACCATCTTCGCACTTTTCTTCATCAAACAAACATAAAGGCACTAATTGACGCATAGCGTTGTGTCCTTCAGATAAAGCATTTTTATCAGCGACACCTATTCTTGGTATAGTAGTTATATTTTTTAAACCTAAATCTTCAAACGTCTCACGTCTTGTCCGACCCGTACTATATTCATGTACTTCAACATCATGAGGAAAGAAATGTTCTTCATAGGTGTATGGTTTCTCATTTAATATATTGACATAATGCCCTGCGGGTTTGCGGTTACTGGAATAACAGTCAATCAGCCAAACCTCCCTACCAGAAAATTGTACAAACCATATAGTATTAGTATCATCAAATCCTAAATCCCATGCTGTAGTCACTGGAAGATTTGGTTCCCAGGGTACTCTACATATTCGCTTATCCTCAGCAGTTTTAGTCATCAGATCACCAAGTATAGAACCCACAAGACCGGCATCAAATGAACAGTGATACTCTTGTTGTATTAATTCTTCTGGCATACCTGACTGTCGTTCTATCTCTATATCTTCTTCAGTGATGACTGGAGAACCGTCATGTCGTTTAGTGTCTAATATTGTAAGAAGTTCGGAAAACCAGAGATCCGATTTCTTAGCAAACTGATACATTTTCCACAAAGCGTTCTTACCTCTTGGAGTTCCGTTGAATAACGCCCATCCTTTATTTTCTACAAGAATCGGTCTGAGATAATTCCATGCTGCGGGTTTGTGGAGAGAAAATTCTGAGAAGATAACACCAATAGGATTAGAACCAACGATAGCATCAATATTATCAGAACCCATCATACGGATAAAAGAACCGTTGACAAGTTCGAGAACCATTTGTTGATTTTCTTTTCGTTTAATAAGGTCATCAGGAAAGTGATCTATAAATCTAAAACCAGAGGAGTCAGTACCTTCCCATATAATAATACGTGCCTGTTTATAATAGGGTAGTATATAGAAATAAGTACCTACACGCTTGAATGCTTCACGAGCAAGTATATTAATAAAAGTCTTATCCTTACCTGCCCGCCGATGCCATATAACAATACCTCTATTATAACCCTGTGGTAAGGCATTATAGATACTCTTTTGATGTTCGTAGGGTTTATAGTTATAAGGTATTTCTATTTGCATTTCATACCTTTATCTGTAATTGTTACGATCAAACTCAGATTCATAAAAACCATCAGACATGCGATGTGAACCAGCATCAATCTTTGTTCCCTCTAAACCACAAACATCTGAAATTCTATTTGCATGGGTTTTCACAAAGTGTTTTGATCCTTCTAAACAAAACATAAATTGGGCACACATTGGAGGTGGATCTGTTTCCCATATTTCATTCATCCAAGCTCGCGTGTCATCATGTGAAGACATTTCCCGTTGTGCAATAAAATCAGTGTGACCGTCTTCAAATTGATGGTGTATTTGTAGTAACATCAGTTGATCCTCCCCAGGTATATAACCAGTAAAACCATCCAATCCAAATTGACCAAACACCTTTAACTTTACTTATTCCTATTAATGGTGTTATATAAAATCCATGAACATCTTTCTTCCATTTACATTTCATCAGTTAAATGTCTCCTTTAAAACAATATTAGGCGGATTGCCACTGGTGGCAATCTGGAGTTGACCAGACTCCGAGGATGAATCACCACCAGCAGCATCCGCCTGTGGCGGACCACCATGTGTGTCGATCTCAATGGCATTACCATATTGATCGACTAACCGTACAGTAATACCTTCAAGCCCTTCGGCTTGGATATTACGAGGAAGTATTTTTTTTAACAGTTCTAAGAATCCACGTGGGTCAACTACTGCTTGACCTAATAACCATTTCATACCGCCGAGTTCTTCAAATACATCAAGAACAGATTGAGCGAACTTACGTGGTGTCATCTTAGCGAGTTTAGATAGTTCACCCGCAGGTTCTTCAGGTTTAAGTAACTGTGGTTCAGGATCAACTATGAAATTAAAGTCAGTCATGTTTTTCTCTTTCGTTATTGGGTGGGTTGAGAAAAATTCAGTAAACTCAACCCACCCACAGAAAGGAGGCACCGCCCCAATAGCGGTTAGTCGAGATTGCCACTGGTGGCAATCCCAACTATCTTAACTCCACTATAACACATTCTTATCTAAAAGTCAAGGATTATCTTTATATAGCATAAAAAT